ATCTATGAAAGAGTGTGGAAAAATGTCTAAAGGCTCTAAAGTATGGAAATCTGAAACAATAAAAACACGTAAACACTGGGCAGTGGGTACTGTTTGGAACGTAAGATCATCCAATGGAAAAGATGTATATGATATTGAGATGCTGGACAGTGGATTCACTTGTGACTGTCCAGCATTTCGAAAATGCAAGCACATAAAACAAGTGGAGGCAAATTTTTAATGACCGGTATGTTCTATGATTTGGAGGACTATAAAATGACAAGAACAGAAATGATTGAACAACTCACAAAGGGTAAGTGTCGAGTTATCTTCAAGAAAGTAAATGGTGAAGAGCGTAATATGGTTTGTACGCTAAACGAAGACATTGTACCACCTGCTAAAAAAGATGATCCTATTACACAGAAAAAAGTAAGATCTGTGAACGAGGAAGTCATTCCCGTATGGGACGTAAATAAAGAAGGGTGGAGAGCTTTTCGTGTTGATAACGTAATTAGTTTCGTGTGTGAAGAAGCTGTATGACAAAGTGTAACAATCACCACTTATTTTTCGAGCCTTTATCTAATGGACACTATCAAGCTTTAGATACTTGGTGCGGTAATAAGGTGAAGAAAAAAACGTGGTATTGTTCAAAGGAATGTAGAGACAGAGGGATCGAAGGAGCTCCAAAGGGGTACGTGTCTACAGATGATGAACCTATCATGAATGATTAAAAAACTATTTACTTATTGATCGTTTTATGGTAGAATAATGATTAATCATAAAGTGAAAGGTTTACTATGACTATGCACCTTGTCCGTGGTATGTCTACCACAAATACTAAGAAAAGAAAAATGAAAAAACAACCGGGTTGGAAAAATACCCTAAGTGAGCATGAGGCTTTTCTAAAAAGGATGGGTGTTAAAGGCAAGTCTGATTATCGTCCTGATCTTCCTGATTTATCAACTGGACCTCGTGTCACAAGTGATAAGATTCCCGGCAACGGTTCTAAGAAAAAAATGAATAAATATTCAGGAGAAGAAATAATGGGAATAGTGACCACGCATAAGTCAAATCTTATGCCGATATCTAATAAAAAAGATGCAGTCGCTGCATCGCAAATGAGGCAATGATGTTTACAGTAGAACACGAATTAGATCACAGTGTTGTCACTATCGTAGATAACGATGCGCAACAGGAAGACGTTCAAGTCATCAGTGGTGAAGAAAATATATTCATACGTCAATGGAATGAAAAATCAGAATCATTCGATGTTATTTGTCTTTCTCCATTTATGTTCAGAGAAATCCTTACGTCATTACATTACGGCGAGGGAGTATATGCTACAAAGGATACCATATATGATTGATCCATTTTTCCTTGCAATGATTTCAATGGCAATAACATTTTATTGCGCGTATCAAATAGGTAAAGGTGATCGACGTAGAGACATGAACGAAGCTATTGAAAACACCATAATTTATATGGTACAAAATGATTTTGTAAAATGGTCAAGAGATAAAGACGGAGAGATCGAACTTCACAAGATCTATGAAGAGCCTGTGACAAAAATATCACAGCTTGAAAAATAATTCATAAAAAGTAAATTAACTGTTTACATTGCCTTCAATGTATGGTAGATTAGTATCAGATGTTGAAGGAGAACACTATGCAATATTTTTTGGTAACAGCTTCAAATGCGAAAGGCGATTCGGTATCTTTGAAATTCGAATTAAGTCAAGCAGCTCACGTCATGCATAAAAAATTATGGAATGAGCTTGATGACAACGGTGATCTTAAATGGGGTACAGTTCGTACTACTGTATTAGAGGAGGCGGCGTAATGGCTAGGAAAGCAAAGAAGGTTTATTCACGTAGAACTAACACCGGAATTGCTGCCGCTCCTACGACAAGCTTCACACATTTTAATGACTATATTCGCCTTGAGGTTGACAAGAAAGAAATTGCTTCAACCATCAAAGCTTTCATTAAAGCAAACTTTTCAAGACAAGATTATCGTAACGCGCAAGCTGCACCAGACTGGTCTTTCACTGCGACTCTTGCATCTACAATAGCATGGAAAGCACTTGATAAAGTATTCCCTAGTAATTGGGATTCAGCACGAGTTATTCAAGAAAAATGTGCTGAGATTATCGAACGCGGTATTCAAAAGCAAGATAAGAAAGAAGAAACCGCGGATTCGAATAAAAGAACGATAGCAGATATCGTTAAAGAACGTACTTCTGATTTCATTGGCATGGTCGAAGAATTCGTTGATGCTAATGAAGAAGTATCCGTATATGATGAACTGAAGAAGATTGATGCTCCTAACAACACCGCTAAAGCAGTGTATGACTACTATCTTCCTCAGCGTGATGAGATCAAGGAACTCGTAGAGAAGAAGACCTCTGATCTAGTTGAAGCGTACAACCATATGTCTAGACCAGAGCAGAAAGCTTATCTAAAATACCTTGATAATATTTTAACTGATGCTGAACGCTACATGGCCTCAAAGAAAGCACAACGCAAGTCTCGTGCTCCAAAGGTTAAGAGCGCAGATGTTCAAGTTAAGAAGATGAACTACTTAAAGGAATCTAAAGAGCACAAACTCGTGTCAATTAATCCATCGTCTATTGTTGGTGCACAACGAGTCTACCTCTTTAATGCCAAGTATCGTACTATCACTGAACTAGTTAACATGTCTCCTTCTGGTTTTGAAGTCAGTGGTAGTACGATCAAAGGTGTGGATATGGATGCCTCTCGTCAAGTTAAACTACGAAAGCCTGAAGAGTTCCTTTCAGTTGTATTGAAAAAGACTCCTACTCAAATCAATAAAGAGTGGAGTCAATTAACAACTAAATCCTCTACTGCCAACGGTAGAGTTAATAAAGAAACAATAGTACTAAGGGCTCTCGATAAATGATAGAAGAAGAACAATTTATGAATAGATCTAAATTTAGCAAACTTATCGAAACACAGGTTCTTGAAAAGAAACTCGGCTACATTGATGCTGTAGTCGAGGCTTGTGAAATAACCAACATTGATCCACAAGATGTAAAGAAATTTATATCCCCAATTATAAAGGAGAAGATAGAAGCGGAGGCAAGAAAATTAAACTTTTTGCCAAAACAAAATGAACTACTTTTTGAATAAATACTTATGTACAATACAGTGCATATAGCTTATAATAATACAGTAACATATTTCAGACAATACGGAGAAACATATGTCTTTTGCAAATTTAAAACGTAACCGCAACGCTATTGATAAACTCGTCAAAGCAGCTGAAGCCACAGGTGGTGGCCAAACTCAAAACAGATACGAAGATACTCGTATGTGGAAACCTACAGTAGATAAAGCCAACAATGGTTATGCTGTAATTAGATTCCTTCCAGCAAGTGAAGGATCAGACCTCCCTTGGACAAAGTATTGGGATCATGGGTTTAAGGGCCCAACTGGTCGTTGGTATATTGAACGGTCATTAACATCTATTGGACAAAATGATCCAGTCGGTGAACTCAACAGTCGTCTTTGGAACTCAGGTGTTGAGTCTGATAAAGAAGTTGCTCGTCGTCAAAAACGTCGGTTGCATTATGTTTCAAATATCCTTGTGATCAATGATCCGGGTAATCCAGAAAATGAAGGTAAGGTATTCCTTTATCAGTATGGCAAAAAAATCTTCGATAAGTTGATGGATGCTATGCAACCCGACTTTGAAGATGAAACACCAGTCAATCCATTCGATTTTTGGGAAGGTGCTAACTTTAAACTAAAAATTCGTGATGTTGAAGGTTATCGTAACTATGATAAATCAGAATTTGCAAGTCAAAAAGCTTTATCAGAGGATGATACCTATCTTGAAGAGATCTATAACAAAATGCATGATTTGCAAGAGTTTACAGATCCAAAGAACTACAAGACCTATGATGAGTTAAAAGCAAAACTTATTGCTGTCCTTGGAGAACAAGCAGAAGCGGGTGCTCCAAAAGTAAAAGAAATGGCTACGTTGGAAGATGAGATTCCTGCTTTTGAAGAAAAGTCAATGGCTGCTTCTGAACCACCAACGGCAGCTGCAGCTTCATCTGCGTCTACTGATGCTGACGATGACATCATGGCTCACTTTGCAAGTCTTGTAAATGATGACGATGATTAAATAGGAACAGATCTCATATCAAATCCATCTGTAACAGATGGCATTGACGCCTGGTTTAGTACAGTCATATTGGTTGTGTTAGACCGGGCGTCAGTGCTATTAACTACAGCGATTGATCTATTATCATCTCTTTTTTCAACAGTACTTGCTAACTGTCTTGTTGCAGTTTGTAACATAGCACTCGTTTCTCTTTCTCTTGCTGTCCTTCTTTGAATGAGTTCAGCGTTTCTATTTTCAATTCTTTGGGCTGCAGCTGTAGCCTTTTCTTCACTTGCTAAAGCTACTCTAGTTCCTTCTAATAATGTAAAATCACCACCACCTAACCAAGAAGGAATTGGTACTTTAAGAGTTGGTAAACTAAACCCTACTTTAGACAAAGATACGACTAATTTGTCTTTGAAGTTTGCGAGCATTGTTGCTAGACTTTCAAATGTGTC